GTCTTTATCTGAACTTGGGGACCGGTCTCTTATCTACAAGAAACCACACCCCGTCTTTGTTCGATATACGGTTGGGCAACCTATGGGGGCGTTATCAAGTTGAGCTATGTTAGCTTTAACTCATCATTACATTGTCCAATACTGCGCTTGGTTCTCTGGTGTCGTTCCTAGAGGTACTCTCTTTACAGCTTACGCTGTTTTAGGAGATGATATCCTTATTTGGAATCGACAGGTAGCTTCAAGATATTTAAAAGTCTTGAAGACCCTTGGTGTTGAGGTTGGACTTGCTAAGTCCATTATCTCTGAAGAGGGAAAGGGTGTTGAATTTGCAAAGCGAACTGTTATTGAAGGAACTGATGTTTCTCCAATACCTTTCATTGAACAATCAACTGCCCACCGAAATTTCTCTTCATTACGGAGTTTTATGAATAAATATTCATTAACTCCTAATGAAGCCATTCGGTTCTTAGGGTATGGTTATAAAGTTGATATTACTAAAAACAACTCTATTGCCCATAAACTAAGATTAGGGTTAACTTTACCCCAATCATCGAACGAAATGTATTTATTATTTCGTTCGTTTATTCTTGATAGGCCTTATTTTGAGTTCAAAATGTCACATTTTGTTCCAAAATCTAAGGTCTATAAAGTCTTCTTTGACACTGTGATTAAGCATCTTCATAATAATTTTAATAGATCATCTGACTTGAAATGAAAATTTCTTCAAATGTCAGCATCCACATATGTAGCATCTGTTGGACCTTGGGCAACCGAAGAAGCCCGGATCCATAGATCCCTTTACCTTGAGTCCTATAAAAAGGCTCATGATGAGGTTACATTGGTGAGAGATCAAATCTCTTCTCTTTTAAAATCACCGAAGATACTCTGACTAAGGGAATTCTACTCAGGATGATTATGAGAACTTCCGTTCTCAACTCCAGAAGACATATTCCAGACGATGCGACCATTGTTGCATATCTGGTTTGAGTCTGAGGAGGTCCTAGCAAAGAACCAAATCTCTCGTTTTTCTAAACCCAAGTATAAACCATCTGTTTCTTCTATTTTCCTTGAAGAAGCATCTGCTTTACGTGCTTGGCATAGATGAGAGATGACATTGTCAAAGGTCACTGGCCTACCAGATCGGGCTGTAAACCAAAACCCATTACATAGA